TCCAAAAGAATATCTCTCTCTAGCTTTGTACTTTACGTTACCGGTTTCAAAGTCACCTTCCATTTTAGTGGAAATTGCTGATCTTTGGAAATGCTTTAATCCATTAGAAACATCAGTTTTAATGAAGAATGCATCCGTATCAGTTAAGTAGTTATTAACTACATAACCTTGAGGAATCATTCCCATGCTACCGAGTGCATTAACATCATTATCAGAAGTTCCAACTCTTTGATTAGACTTCATAAGTCTTTCAGCAGTAAATTGAAGATTAACTGGAATAATTAATTTCATACCGTTAAGAGCGACTTTTAAGCCTCTATCATCAGTAATTCCAGCAATGTCAATTAATGCTTGCTCAAGAGATGTCTCATTAAGGTCAGCTGAAGTAGATAGCTCATTCTTTACGTCTCCACCAGTTGTAGGATGATCAGTAGCACAAAGCTCCTTACCATCACCACCTGTAAAGCTACTATTAAACGCATTATTTAATACGTTAGCTGCTTTAACTTGCTTGGCGTTACTCATTGAACGGGCTAATGCCTTAGTGTAACGAGAACTGATTTTGTCATAGAGATTATCCTCTACAGCTTCCTCAGTGATTGCAAAAGCTAATGCTACAGTTTCATGTGTATAGCGAGCAGTAAAAGACTCAGTAGCGTTATCAAAATTAACTGATGAACCCTCTGGTTTTACTGAAGCGCTACCAAAACCTGATAGCATTACTTCTTCTTCAAATGCACGGTCAGAAGTTTCTGTATCAAAAATTTCTGTGTGCTGGTTTTCGTAGCGGTCATATTCTAAGCCGAACAAAGCGTTAAGGCCCGGTTCAAGCTCTTTGACCAATTGTGATCTAGATATTGCCATTAGTTGCCTCCTATTAGATTGCTGTTGTTAGCGAATGAGTATGCTCACCAGTGTTAGAAACAACGTAAGCGTTTGCATTTGCAGTAGCTGTATCGTCGTTACTAGCATCTTTTGAGATACCAATTTGTTTAAATTGACCTGAAGTTCCACTTGTAGAAGTGTCTAGTTCTTGAGTTGATCTTCCAGAAGCTGATGTTCCAGCAGTTCCTACTAAATCAAATCCACTAAAGTTCATGGCAGCTGTACCAGTGCCATCGTGTTGAACTTCAAAAACGATTTGAGGATCGTCAAAAACATTTGCAACGATATCAGCAGCAGCTGTGCTAGCTGGATATGTATTACTAAATGTTGGTTTACTTGTAGTGGGGTCAGTGTAAAAACACCCGTTGAATATACCTAGCACTACATCACCTGCTGCTGCTGCTTCAATTCCGCCTGCAGCAACTGCTTTAACAGCTTGACCTTGATAGATCACTGTTCCGTAGTTATTAGCTATTTTATACTCTTGGGTACGAATCTGACCTCCACTGAGATGCCTTACCGGTTTAAAACCGAAAGCTGCGTCTGAGTTTGCCATCTTATTATGTCTCCATTTATATTGTTAGTTCGATGGCAGAAAAAATTAATCGTCTTTTCTGTTACCACCAAAGGTTACACGACTTTGCCTTTCAGGTTTACTGATTGGCATACTAGGGTGTTGTTCCCTTAAAAGATCGTTTTCTAAAGCTGATTCCTTATCTCGTGTTTGTTGTTCGAAATAAGCTTTACGCTCTGCTACGATTTCTTCTGGAATCTTAGCTAGTATTAAACCACCAACTCCTATTACACCTTTATATTTGCCTTCCTGTATAGTTGGATATGAATCTGCATAAGCATCTGCTCTTACAAGTTCAAAGCCTTCTCTTAATCGAGCAGAAAGATTTTTATTATCTTCTTGCCCTAAAGTTTCAGCTCTTATCCATCTGTGTTTATACCCATCTGGTGCAGGCGGTGCGTCAAGGGATGACGGGGGTGCCCATGGCTTCCTTCGAGTCGTTTTTTCTCTAGAAAGGGCAGCGCGTGGAGTCTTATCTGTTTTATTTATTTCATCATTCATATGCATTACTCCTTCACGTATTTCGCATATTCTTCAAGTGGCACACCTAATTTTTTAGCTATTGCTACCTGAGAGGGTGTGAGTCTAACAGTCTTGCGTCCAGTTCTTGAGGTCCTAGTAGCAGATGCAACAGTCTGGACGGGTTTGTTGCTTCCCTGGACTTCCCCACCATTATTAAATTTGTGAGGGAATTCTTCTCTGACTCTTCTGTCAACTTCTTCATAATACTCATCTGAAGTAGGATCATATCCTTCTTGTTCGACAAGTTTTTTGTGGATACCGAATGAAGCATAAGTCATTGTTTCATCTTTACCAAACCATTCGTTCTTTTCAGCCCAAGCTTCAGCACGAGGATCTGGTTTCGGTGTCGCTACATTATTTTGTACAGGTTGTTGAACTCTTTGTCTAGCATTATATTCAACTTCTTGAGAGACTTCCTGTTCCTTTTTCTGTACTTCTGTAGCTCTAATTCGTTCTTCTTCAATAGCTAATTTAGCAAGAAGTTGATTTGCAGCTACTTGAGCATCTATATCTCCTTTAGCTACAGCAGATTTTAAATTATTTTTTGCTGATTCTAATTGAGATTGTACTCTTCCTGTAAATTCATGAACGTATCCATCATCTAATTTTTTAAATTTATCTTCAAGACTATCTTTTTCTTTTTTAACTTGTTCTGCAAAGCTAAGAGCTTCTTTTTCTCTTCGTTCAGATTCACGTATTTTATAAGTTAGTCTGTCTATACGTTTTTTAACACCTTCACTATATTCTTCACGTTCATCTTTTTTTTCATCTTTTTGTTCAACAACAATATCTTCTTGTATTACTTTTTCTTGTGTTGTTTTTTCATCTAGTTGGATATCAATGGAATCACCAGACGTATCTAGTTCGACCATTAAGTCTTGTTGTTTTATTGCTTCAGGCATAATGTTCCTCCGTCTTATACGGTTAATGCGTGTAAAATATCTTCTGGGTCATTAATGACACCTAATACTTCATCATCGTTTAATATGCGCAATTCTCCACCTTCAATATTTAAACGTGAACCTGCGTAACGTGCAAATAAAACCCAATCATTTTTTTTGCACCAAGCTCCGTGTGGAAACTTATCTTTATCATTATAAGCGTCCGGACCAACTTCCATAACTAGTCCACAGTTTGTTGCAATTTGAGATTCTGTTACTGTTTTATCTGATAGAATAATCCCACCTTTAGTTTTTTGTTTAGCTTTATAAGGTAGAACAATAAGTCGCCAACCGGTTGGTTTAGGCATACTCATTTTTTCCAATGGTTTCTTTTTCTTTTCAGTTTCTTCTTTCGATTTCTGTACCATGCGCGCTTTAGCAACATGTGTAGGTAGTATAAGATTACTAGTCATTTTGCTCCTGTTTCTTTAGCAGGTCCGAGAGTTCCTGTTCAATGTAATTTAAAGTATCTAATTGTCCTAAATGATTTTGATAATCATTCCAATCTTTTACTTGATTGCTAACTATTATCTCAGTTATTTGGGTTTGTCTAGTCCTAATTATACGAAATATTTTTTCCGCTAATACTATTGAGTCCATAAGTTATTTCTTCTTAAATAAACCTACAGCTCCTTTCGCGCCCTTAATGCCGAAGCTCGCTGAGCAGGCTATATATAAAAGGTGTTTATAATAATCTGGAAGTGATTGCAAGGCAATAAATCCTTTGTGAATATGATCCGTCATTCCGGGGAAAAAAACTAATGTGGCTGGAGCAAGTAGGCAAATTAAAATTAATTCATCTTTCCACGACCCTTTCATTTGGTCTACGGCTGATGCTTCCCATGCTACTTTACCAGCAATCTGATCTTCTTTTAATTTAGTTGCTGCTTTAACTTCTGTAAGTTTTAATTCTGCTTTTGCTTTTTTTGTATTAATAAAACCCTTGACGCCGTCTGCAACGACGCCAAGAAGAGGTTTAGCTAATAATTGCCAAACCATAAATTAGATTGCTCCAATTATTATGATTACGACCACTGCGACAATAGCCGCCTTGATCCAGTCTTTCATTTTCCAGTCACTCCATTCTTTTAGGTGTGCCCATAGATCTTTAATTAAATTCATTTTTCCTCCTAGTGTTCA